TTAATAGTATTAAACGGATTTTTCATCATGAGTTTGCTTGTATCGAATGTAACGGCAAGCAAAATAATCAGTATTGGCAATTTAATAGTGCCAGCAGCAGTTGTAGCTTATGCTGTTACTTTCTTATGCACTGATGTAATTGGAGAGTTATACGGCAAAGAAGAAGCGAATAAAACAGTAAGATTAGGATTTATTTTACAGTTATTTTCAATCGGATTATTATACATAGCGATTAAACTTCCGCCTGCACCATTTATGACAGAATACAACGAAGTATTTCAACAAGTGTTAGGTCAAAGTTTAAGAGTGGTTATTGCGTCTTTAATAGCTTATACAATATCACAATTTAACGATGTATATATTTTTCATAAATTAAAAGACAGACACGGAAGCAAGCACAAATGGTTAAGAAATAACTTATCAACAATAACAAGTCAGTTAATCGACACAAGTATTTTTATCACAATAGCATTTTACGGAATTGTTCCTAACTTATGGGCTTTAATATTAGGGCAATTCACTATTAAAGTTGTATTAGCGTTGTTAGATACGCCGTTTTTCTATTTACTTACAAAAAAATCTAGTAATAAGGTAGCTTAATTGTTACCTTATTTTTGTTTAAACTGAGGAGGTGAGGGCGATTGCGAAAGGAAAATACCAAGAGTGGTTAGAAGCAGATAATTTAATATTGATTGAAAGTTGGGCGAGGGAAGGACTAACTAACGAGCAAATAGCAAAAAATATAGGAATTAACACTGATACCTTTTACACATGGCGAAAAAAGTATCCCGATATTTCCGAGGCCCTAAAAAAAGGGAAAGCGCCTATTGATTTTGAAGTAGAAAACGCCCTTTTAAAACGCGCCTTAGGATTTGAATATGAAGAGACAGAAACTGTATTTGAAGATGTGGACGGCAAACCAAAGAAACGTATCAAAAAGACTATTAAGTACGTTCCGCCAGATACTAGTGCTTGTATATTTTGGCTTAAAAATCGTAAACCTAACCATTGGCGTAAGATGAATGAGGCAGTAGAAAATAAACTAAAAGCTGAAACGGAAAAACTATTAAAAGAAGCTGAAGCGCTGAAACTACTAGAAACAGACGACACCAACATTACAATTAATTTCTCAGGAGTAACAAGAAATGAAAGTTGATGTAAGTGTAAACCAGCATTTCATAGACTATATTCAAGACTGGGAACATTATTATTACATAGTTGTTGGTGGATATGGAAGTAGTAAGTCCTACAATACAGCTATTAAGTTAGTTACTAAAGCGATACAAGAGCCAAAAAGAAAGATTTTAGTAGTTAGGCAAGTGTACGAAACGATAAGATACAGTTGTTTTGATTTACTTGTTGAGGTCTGTGAAAGTTTAGGTTTAAAAAAAGATAAGCACTACACTACAAGATTATCTCCGTTAAATATTAAGTTTGCTAATGGAAGTGAAATAATCTTCAAAGGTTGCGACAATTCAGAAAAGCTAAAATCTATAAACGCCGTATCAATAATATGGGTAGAGGAATGTTCTGAAGTTAACTACGGAAGTATCAAAGAGTTAATAGGACGTTTAAGACATCCTAAACATTCAAACCATATTATTTACACAAGTAACCCAGTAAGTAAAAGTAACTGGATATACAAGCATTTCTTTATTGATAAAGACCCCGAAACATTAACGCCTGTAATTAAACTGAATGATGTAGAGTTGTACGAAAAGCGAACTATTAAGATTGACAACAAGTATTATCATCACAGCGTTTGCTACGACAATGCTTTTTCTCCTGCAACTTACATTGAACAGTTGGAAGCAATGAAAGACTACGATATTGACTTATACAGAGTAGCGTTATTAGGCAAGTTCGGAACTAACGGTAAAAAAGTATTTCCGCAAGCTAAAATCATGCAAGCAGAAGAAATGCAAGAGTGTATTAATAATATTAAGACACCTAAATATTTCAACGGGCTGGATTTCGGATTTGTCACATCTTACAACGCATTAGTAAGAATGGTAGTAGACCATGACAAGCGGGAATTGTACATTTATTCCGAATACTACACAAGAGATAAGACAGATGAGGAAATAGCAAACGATATTAATCATCTCAAGAATGAACTTATCAAAGCGGATTGTGCCGAGCCAAAAGCTATTAGGTATTACAAGCAACAAGGATTTAATATGAAAGCCTGTAGGAAGTTTAAAGGTTCAAGAAATACTTACACTAAAAAGGTCAAACGTTTCAGAAATATTTACATTTCCAACGAGTGCCAAAACACGATAAGAGAATTAATGGACTTAACTTTTAAGGTTGATAAGGATGGAGAAATAATAGAAGATGAGTTCAATATCGACCCTCACACGTTATCAGCCATTTGGTACGGATTAGATAATTACGAAGTAACAGACTTGAAGAACAATTTCAATGTAGGAGGTATGAAATTCTAATATGGGATTATGGCAGAAAAGGAGGCTATTAATGAGTTTTTTATTCGGTAGTGATGAAACTACCCTAGATACAAACAAGATTAAATATTATATCAACGAATTTAAGAAAAGCAATAAATATAAATGGATGCACTTAGGACAGAAATATTATGATGTAGACCACGATTATTTAGATATTAAGACAAACTACAAAGACCAAAAGAAAGCTGATAATAGACTAATTCACGCAACCTACAAGAACATCATTGATGAAAAGGTTGCTTTTTCATTTAGTAAAGATGCTACTATCAAAGGTCAAGACACAGAGTATATCGAGAAGATAACAACGCTATTAGGAAAAGATTTCCAAAATAAATTAGAACGTTTAGCTTACGAGGCTTCAAACAAAGGTATTGCATGGCTACATCCTTATGTTGATGAGGAAAATAACTTCAAACTAATGGTAATACCTTCTGAACAATGCATTCCTATATGGGAAGATGCAACACACGAAAAGTTAAATTCATTCATTAGAATATATCCCGAGAAGATATGGACTTTTAATGAAATGAAAACTTTTGAGCATATTGAAGCGTGGACTAACGACGGGAAGATAACTCACTACAGAATGGACAATACCAATAGTGAAATAATGCTATTAGGAGATGTTAACTATCCTTTAAGAATAGATAACCAACCTTATTACTGGGCTAGTGGTTTACCTTTTATACCATTCAAGAACAACTACAGAGAGTTATGTGACTTAAAATTTATTAAGTCTTTAATTGACAACTACGACTTAACACGTTCAGAGGCTGCTAACTATATTCAAGAAGTTAAGAATATAATCTATGTGCTTAAAGGCTATAGCGGAGATAATGAGAATTATATCAAATTAAGACAAATGATAAATGAAGAACGTATCATCACGTTAGATGCTGATGAGGGGGATTATAAGTCAAATGTTGATGCCTTGACACCTGAAATGGATATAACGGCAATTAAAGACCATTCAGAGCAACTTAAACGAGATATACAAGAGTATTCACAGTCTGTTAATAAGGATATTGACAAGTTCGGTAATGCTCCTAGTGGTGTAGCACTTAAATTCTTATTTAGCGGTTTGGAATTAAAATCAGATAAGTTTGAACAAGAGTTCTCTAAAGGTTTTGATAAGTTGCTGATGTTTGTTAATGATTTCTTAAATATTTCTACTGACCCAGAAGTTGAAATTATTTTCTCACACGATATGGCAACCAATGAAACTGAAATTATAGAAAATTGCTTAAAATCAAAAGGGATTATTTCAGATGAAACTATCATAGCAAATCACCCATGGGTAACTAACTACCAGCAGGAAAAAGAAAAGCTAGATATTCAAAATGAAGCAGAAATTGACAATATTCAACAGAGAATAACAAGAAAGATAGATGATGAAGATGACGAAGCTTAGTTATTTTGAAAAGCGAGTAGCAAATAACCAATGGCAAGTATTCAACGAAGCTGAAGAAACGTACGCTGAAATAATAGAGGTGTATGACAGAGTAACAAGAAATATAGTTGATGAATTATTAGCATTAAGTGAGGAAATAGAACTTAAAGGCTTAACAAGAAGTAGGGCTTACCAACTTAAGCATTTAAGACAGTTGGAAGAGTACTACATAGAAGAATTAGCGAAGTTAGGACAAGTAGTAGAAAAGACTTATACAGAAACGTTAGAAAATGCTATTAACTCTACTATTATCAACACTTCAACAGAATTAGGAATTAAGCTAACAAATGACGCTAATATCGTTAAAAAGTTGATGAAGTCTAAATACAAAGGCGTTACATTCAGAGGACGATTAGGAAATAACAACGCTAAATTAATCAAAGAATTGTCTGAGATATTAGAACGTGGTTTAACAACGGGTAAGAGTATTACTCAAATGACCTTACAGCTTAGAAACCGTATGAACTCTAATTTAAACGACACAATGAGGTTAGTTAGAACTGAAACAATGCACCATTTAAACGATATTAAATTGCAAAACTACAAGAAAAGTAAAGTAGTTAAGCAGTTGAAAGACGTTGTAACGCTTGATGACAGAACAAGCGAACAATGTGCGGAGTGCGACGGCAATATATACGACGTTGACAAAGCACCAACATTACCTAGACACCCTAATTGTAGGTGTGTTCTAGTGCCTTATTTTGATGAAGATAAAATTTAGTCCTTAGTACGACGTTAAAAGACTAAATACGTAAGCGAAAACGATACTTAGCAAACTCTAGCGTGGACTTGACCACGTTAAAAAATGTAAAGGAGAAAAAAACAAAATGAAAAGAAAATTTCTAGTTGATTTAGGTTTAGAAGCAGATGTAATTGATAAGATAATGGCGGAGTATGGAAACTCAATCAACACCATTCAATCTATCAATGAAACACATCAGGACACGATTAAAGACCTACAAGAAAAGCTTGAGAAATTCAAGGGGGTTGATATAGATGACCTTAACTCACAAATAGCGAATTTAACAAAAGAAAAGGAAACTATCGTTATTAACAACGCTATTGAAACAGCATTAAACGGAGTTAAGCACAAAGAACTATTAAAAGGTCAATTTGATTTATCAAAAATTAAATTAGATAAAGACGGAAACGTTAAGGGAATTGACGAGCAACTAACAACTATCAAAGAAAATTATAAAGATTTCTTTGAACAAGGGCAAACAGGACAAGCACAGAGCGGATATATTCCAGCTAATCCTGAGACTACAAAACAAGTTGACACATACGACAACTTAATGAATAACGCAACAAACATGACAGCGGAACAAATCGCTGAAGCATTTAACAAAATTTAGGAGGATAACAAATGGCAGTAACAAATTTTAAACCAACACTTTGGGAAGGAGCTTTATTATCGCAATTTCACAGCGTATCAATCGCTGACGCAATGGTAACAAAGCCTACAGATATTCAAGGTGAAAAAGTAATTTTCAATAAAATCAAAAAAGGAGTAATTAAAGACTACACAGGTACTGTAGCATGGGATGAAGTTGACACTGAACAAGTTGAAATGACTTTCCCTAAACAAAAGTACTTTGCTATTAAAGTAGATGATGTTGATAGAGTGCAACAAAAGAAAGATACGCTTAAACCTATTGCTGATGAACACGGAATGGTGCTAGCTGAAACTTACGACGCTGACTTATTCGTGGCATTAACTGGAACAACAGCAGCGGCGACTATTGGAAGTAAAACGGCGCAAAAAGATATTCATGCTAAAAACGTATATGATTTCATTGTTGACTTAGGAACAGAGTTAAGCAAGAAAAAAGTACCTAAAGCAGAACGTTTTGTGACAGTATCGGCTGAAATTTTAGGTCTATTATCAAAAGACCCACGCTTCACTAATAATCCTGTTATTTTAGCAAACGGATTCGTAGAGGGGCAAAAAATCAACGGTCTACAAGTAATGACTTCTGAAGAATTACCAAAAAATCAAGTTGTAGCACATCACAAATCAGCAGTTGGTGGAGCTAAACAAATTGACAAGACTGAAGCGTTACGTTTAGAAAATTCTTTTGGTGACGGGGTACGTGGATTGATGAAATACGGCTTTAAAGTGTTAAGAGATGATGCAATCGCTATCTTACACTACAAAGTTGTAGAAACTCCACTAGTTAAATAGTCATGAAACAAGAGATTTTAGAGGAATTAGCAAAACGTCCAGGGGTAGCGTCTGAAATAGTGGAATCTCTATACGAAGACGCTATCCAAGATATACAAGAGTTTTGTAATTTAAAAGAAGTCAACAGCAAGCATAAAAGTACTATCAAAGACTTAATCATGTTCAGATACAACACACTAGGAACAGAGGGAATAAAATCCGAAAGCTATCCTAGTGTGTCTTATACTTACGAAAGAGATATACCAGCACGCATTAAAACTAAATTAAGGTCATTTAGGAGGCTTAGTTATGAGTTTGATGACTAACTTTAAGGAAGCAACTTTAACGACCTTTAAAAGCGTTTCTACGCCCTCAGGGGCTACTAAAAAAACGTGGCAAGAGGAGAAAACAATTAAAATTGCATTACACAAAGTAGATGAATACTACAACCCCCAAGGCTTCAAACATTCTGAAGTAACACATATTGGTTTGACGTTTGAGAGAAATATACAAGCTAGAAAAAATCGTATATTAATCAATAACGTACAATATGAAATTTTAAACGTTGACAACTCCCACAGACTAACTCACTTAACTTTGAAAGAATACGTCAATGGATAATAGCGAATTTGAAAGAGGAATGCGAGAAGCTACAGGGAAATTAATTGCAATACAACTCGAAAGAATGGAAAAAGCGACAAAATTTCTTGAGGGTAAAGCGACAGAGAACGCCCCGTCAGACACAGGGAAATTAAGGGCAAGTATGATGAGTGAAACTCGATTAAAATCTGATGAAATATACGGTATAGTGGGAAATACCTCATCATACGCACCTTATGTTCACCAAGGTACAGGGCAATATTCAGTAACAGGTAATGGTCGTAAAACTCCGTGGCGTTACAAACTTATTGACGGTAGTTGGAGAACGACAAAAGGTCAAAAGCCTCAACCATTCTTAAAAGATGCTAAAGAAAAGAATTTAGGTTCAATAATGCGAATGCTAGGAGGTAAGTAACATGATTTCACATATAGTTAAGAAAATGCTTGATGAAGTTACAGGGCTTACTTTCCAACCTATTCACAGCGAAAAAGCGTGGTATAGTTTAACTCCTATACAGCGTGATTATATCAATATTGATACGTTGGAAGTAAGAATTGTAACGGATGACTTTGACGAATTAGAAAATTACAGAATGAAAGTAGAAAGTTTAATCAACAAACAACATGAGAGTAACCACTTAAAAGACGGTTACTCTTTACGATTTTCTGTAAGTGGCGGAGGTATACTGCCGTTACAAGACTTTGAATTGTACGACAGCACGCAATACTTACAGATTACATGGTACAGAAAGAGAGGATAATAAATGGCAAAGAAAATTGATGAAATAATCTTAGGTGCTGGTGAACTGTATTTGCTATCAGCAACTAGCGGAGAAATTCCAGCAGATAACGTGATAGAAACTGAAGATAATAACGTTGGTCATTGTTCAGGTGGTGCTAGTTTAGAGTACAAACCTGAAAGCTATGATGTTAAAAACCAATACAATAGAACAGTTAAACGTTTCATTAAAGGTGAGGAAATTAGCTTCAAGACTGGTGTATTAACATGGGATTTAGGACTTTTAACTAAATTATCTACAGCAAAACTAACAGAAGATGGAACGAAGAAAACAAGAACATTGACTTTTGGAGCTGGTGGAAGTTTAGCAACTAACATTGTACGCTTTGTACATACAAAAGAAAATGGTAAGAAAATTCGTGTAACACTTATCGGACAAGCTGGGAACGGATTTTCTATTGAGTTTAACTCAGAAAAAGAAACAACTATTGACGCTGAATTTACAGCAGTTGAGAAGAAAAAAGGCTTCTTAGCGGAAATTCAAGAAGAACAAGAATAATACAATAATAAA